GATGGGACAGCGAAATAGGCGGCACGAGTGACGATTTCATCGGGTGGACCGAAACCGCACTCACCCGCGCCAAGCTGGCCCCCGCCGATGAATTGCACGAGACCCAAGGCGACATGATCTGCCAGTAGTGCGGCTGCAAAAACCCGGTCTGGTTCGCGGACAACGCGCTGTGGAACCTCGTCATGGGTGGGCCTGATGCGAAGGGCGACCCCGGCGGCATTCTCTGCGCGAACTGTTTCATCGACAAGTCCGGCCAGACGTTGCGTGTCTCTGCCCCCGCCGATGGTGCTGCTGTGGAGAGGGTGGCGCACAGAATGTGGCGCGAGGACGCAGTCCGCGCAGCGCCCACAGTCACCAAACTGCGAACGCCGAAGGCCTTTGCGGAAGAAACCGACGAATTGCGAGAGCGGTGGATGGGCCTTGCCCGTGCCGCGCTCGCTGCGATGAGGGAGGGGTAGGTGGACTTCTTTGCACTTTCTGCAAACAACTCACCGCATTTGCTGGGGGAGCGAGGGTGACTGTTCAGGCGCGCCCGTTCTCACCGGAGACGCTGGCTGAACGGTGGAACTGTTCGGCAGGGCTGATCTACAAGCTGGTCCGTGATGGAAGCTTGCAAAGTTTCCGGCCAGGCACCCTTATACGCATCTCGGCTGCCGAGGTGGAGAGATTCGAGTGTCAGACTACAGCGTCCAACGATTGCGGGGAGGGTTCGCCCTTGTCTATCGCCACGGAGGAAAGCGGGTCCGACGACAACTCACCGCCACGGATCGGCCGAGCGCGGAGGCAGAAGCCCGAAAGCTGTGGACAGGGGCTGACGATAGCCCGTGGACAGTCGGGCGCTGTATGACGGCCTACCTTGCCACCATCACCGAGAAGCCTTCGTACCAGCGCCGCAAGGACGCTTGGAAGGCCATGACGGGGTTCTGGCAGGGTGTGGCTCCGGATCTGATAGATGAACCCATGTGCCGCGCCTATCGCGCCCGCCGTAAGGTCGGTGACGCAACGGCGCGCTATGAACTGATGCAGCTTTCAACCGCGCTTGGCTGGGCGGTGAAACAGCGGCATATCCCTGCCAAGCCATTTATCTGGCTGCCAGCGGTGCCGGAGCGCAAGACGCGCCACCTGACGCACCAGCAATTCGAACGGTTCTTTGCCGAGGTGAAGGCCGATCACGCCCGCCTGTATGTGCTGCTGGGCCTCTACACGATGGCACGCCCGTCTGCGATCCTAGAACTGACGTGGGATAGGGTGGACTTCGACCGTCGCCAGATCGACTTCACGCCGCCGGGCCATGTCCGCACCAAGAAGCGCCGCACTATCGTTCCGATGGCTGACGAGCTGCTGACGGCGCTGAAGGCCGGGTTTGAAGCTGCGACGACGCAATGGGTAATCGAGCGGGGCGGCAAGCCCGTGGCCAGCGTCAAGAAGGCGTTTCAGGCCGCAAGTGAAAGGAGCACTGTCCACGCAACGCCCTACACACTGCGACACACTGGCGCGGTTTGGGCTGCCGAGGCGGGCGTTCCTATGGCGGAATTGGCACAGTTTCTAGGTCATGACGATGATCGCACCACGTCCACCCACTACGCTCGCTTCAGTCCCGGCTACCTCCTGGGCGTGGCCAATTCGATTGTGAGGCGGGCATGAAGGTTCAGTATGTGGCTCCGCGCCCTGTCCTAAAACATCGGGAACGCCGATATTTTAGGGGTTTACGGATAAGAAAGTGGTCGGGGAGAGAGGATTCGAACCTCCGGCCCCTGCCTCCCGAAAGCATGGCTCCTCGTTTTATCGGGCGTTTTTCCGTTCGTTACGGATGGGCGGGGCTTGCATATAGGCGCGTCTGTTCGCGGGTCGTTCGCAGGAAAGGTTCAGGCCGGGCCTATAACCCCTGTCTTAGTGCTTGCACCGTTATCGGATTTGCCCTATAAGCAGCGATAGGGAATTACCCTGCCGACAGGAGAATGTGATGACAGACGAATTGATGACCCAGGCCGAAATCGCCGACAAGGCCGACACACTGCGCGAAGCTGCTGGCGACCTCGCTATGATGTATCATGCGGAAGGTAAGCCGGATCTGGCCGACAAGATCGTGACGCTGTTTGGCGAACTGCCGGACGAAAGTGCCGCACGCCTGCTTGATATTCTGCGGAATGTTTATGGAAGCCGCTGACTTCCGCGTCGCCCGCAGCGTCCTCGGCCACACGCAACACGCGATGGCCGCGGCGCTGGGGATGGGCAAGCATGGCTGGCAGTCGATCAGCAAGTGGGAGACGGGCAAGACGCCAATCCCTGGCCCCGTTGCCATCGCTGTTCGCTGCCTCGTTGAGCATAAGGACCGGACATGACCACCGCACTTGAAAATCGCATCGCCGCGCAAAAGCGGAAGATCGCTGTGCTGGATGACCGCATCGGTCGGATGATGTCGCGGCGGGTGACCGAGGAAGATAAGCTTGGCGACATGTATGCCTTGTTGCTGGCCAAGGAACCCACATCATGACCATGACCCTAATCGAGCGCATCTGTGCGGCTGAGGCCGGATCGCGGGAGTTGGATGCGGAGATTATGTCCGCAATCGGGTATGTCCGCGAAGAGCGTCACATCGGCGCGTATTACGACAATAACGAACCTGCACTGGATTGGGTTTATGTTGACCCCGCGACCAGCGATTGGGTTAGCACCCATCCTCCCTCCTACACCACCTCCGTTGACGCAGCCCTGTCGCTGGTGCCGGAAGGATCATCAGTCGATTTAACAATTGATCCCGGCGGGCTTTCTGAGGTTGCTGTTACATTCCCCGATGACGTAGCCTGCGCAGCCGCCTCCACCCCCGCCCTAGCGATCTGCGCGGCGGCAATTCAAGCGAGGTCGGCATGAAGACGAACAAGGAACTGGCGGACACCCTGAACTGGCTGGTGCAGAATGGGCGCATCACCGGCCTGCACCCCGCAAGCGTGACAGAAGCTGCCAAGCGACTTGTCGAGCAAGGTGAGCGCATCCGAGAACTGGAGGCGATCTTGGCTGCCAACAAACACGCTGTGTCGGTGGAAATCGTGGATGGTCCCACGCCCTACGCTAAGGAAGTCCGCCTGCGTGTTGATGTGATCGATCCCCGGCCCTACTACGCCTCCACCCGCTTTGACGAATATCGGCTGCATGGTGCTTCAGATGACTACCTGCAATACATCGCGGGTGCATCCCTACGGATGGCTAGTAAAGCCTTTGTGGAGGCTTTGATGCCGCAAGCGATGGCGGAAATGGGTAAGGCGGCTCGCATCCTGAAAGCGGGAGGCTCGCATGACGGCTGATGATGAACGGGCGGCTGTGGTGGCTTGGCTTCGTGACCGCTCGCTTGACATCAAGTCGCCTGCCACAGAGTTGCCCTTCATCTGGGGCTTTCTCTGGGCGATCTCTCATCCGGTGCGGTTCGAGGCCCATAGGTCTGCGTTCTACGCGCTGATGGAAGCTGAACGCGCCATCGAAGCTGGCGCTCACAGGGAAGGGGAGGGGAAGTGATGCACGAATTAGCCGACAAGACAGAGGCCGACGAGGGGGTATGTCTCTCGGTCACAATCACGTGGCGGGATCGGTGGGGTGGGGGTTCATCCACGTTTTCTGCCACCAATATCAAGCTCTCTGATGCACGGGCAGCAGCGCGGCGTATGGGGTGGCCGGGACACGGCGGGTCGTTTTGGGACTACCTGAAGGATGACATTCGGCGGCTTGTTGCTTCCCTGGCCGCCCCCACGGAGAAAAACTAATGGCACGGCCGAAGGGTGATTACCCCAGCGAAATATGTGCGGCCTGCGGACCTAAGTATGGGCGCGTGATCCCTGGGCATTGCGCTACATTCTACCCAGGAACTTGCGGTTGGTGCGGCGAGGACAAGATCGTGACCGAGCCTCGCGATTATGGATATCCTCCCATCAGCGCGGAGAGAGGGTGATGGGGTAACCCGGCGGACCCGCTGGAAAGCCCGCCGGGACGCGCCCCCTTCAACCAAAGGGCGCGGGAACTACAGCCTCATCACGGCGGGGGTATTGAATGCGCTCATCACCCAACGGCCAGCCAAGGCGCTCATGTTCAGCGCGGCAGAGTGCATAGGCGACCTCGTAGGCCACTTCCTCGTTGTCATATTCGCCGAACGTAGACGATCCGGCCTGCCCATCGCCCTCGGCATAGCGAGTGACAAAATAGCGCTGGGTCACGCGGACCTTGTATTCAATTTTTTCCATGAGAATGTTCTTCCTGAAAGCGACCGCCGCAGCGACCTATTCGCGGTATTGCGAACAACGGGCGCATAGCACGTTATTCAGCGGGCAACAACCCTACCGCACGCCGGATCGTCTGCAAGCCGGTCGCCTGCTCCAGCACTGCCATGCGAAGGCGATAGACCGCATCCATATGCTTTGGCTGTCCGTTATCGCGCAGCCATGAGATAGCTTCGTCGGCTTCTGCCTGCAGGGCGATCAGGTCTGCGCCGGTCATGCTGCTTCCAACATTTCGGGTGTAATACAAACCCGGCCCACGCCACCGAACCGCTTGTGGTAGGTGATGGCCCATGAAGCCCTGTCGGCAATCCATCCACCTCGCGCGGCGTAGGCATCGCGCGCCGCCAGCGTCGGGTGCTGGATCACGGTAACGCCGTTGTATTCCTTTTCGTCGCGATGGTGACGGTGTCCGCAATGGATTTCGCGGCGGCGCGTGCGGCCCCATTCCTGGGGGAACTGCGAGGCGAACAGCAGCGGCAACTGTTCGTTCTTGACCTTGTGCCCGTGGTGGACGCCCAGCATGGTTTCGCCCCATACAAAGACGTAGAACGGAAGCTGGCTGTCGTTCACCACAAGGCGCGGCTCGTTCTCATAGAACACGGTGAACAGGTCGGCGAGCCAACCGGAGCTTTCCTCGTCGTGGTTGCCCTCTGCGATAATCAGATGCACGTCCACATGGGCCTCAAGCGCCCAGCTCACCATGCGCCGGATCAACCGGATTGCCGCCTGCCGCAGTTTCGGAAAGCGGGTGTCAGCGTCCAGAACGTGCTTGCTGGCAGGGGTAAGGGGTAGCTTGCCGTCCGTGTGCAGGAAATCTCCTTGCACATTGATGATGGCAGTGTGGGCCTTTGGACTTTGGGCGATCATGGCCTGCATCGCGCCGGTCAGGACGCGCTCGGCAATATCCAGATCCCAATCCTGCCCGCCTTCCATATGCCAGGCTAAACAGCCCAGGTGGTAATCGGTGAAGGTGTAGAGGTTGCACAGATCGGCCATAACGGCCTCAGGGGGCGCTACAGGAGCCACGCGCGGCATGTCTGCCACCAGTGCCTCAAACACCTCCCTGCGGGCTTCCTCAAGCCGTTCCTGATCGATTGACGACTTGACCCACTGCGCCCGAACGGAACCGTCCGCATCGTACAGGGTGGACACGCCTTTGACCATATGGCCTTCGGGAACGCGCTCGTCTGTGTTGGGGAAGTCGGGGTTGGCGTTCTTGGCGCTGGCGACACGATCCCGGATTGCACCCCTCGAAATGCCGAGCAACTTGGCTGCGGCGGTGATGCTACCCGCTTGCTCTACAGCAGCAAGGGCAGCGGCTTGCTTGTCGGTGAGACCGGCCATAGGCTAACTCCCCGCCTCCGCTCGCCAAGCGGCAAGCCCGTCAACCTTGGCCTTGCAGTCGCCATAGGCAGAGCGCAGGCCCAAGATGTAATCGAGCGTCATCAGGTCGCGCTCCCGCTGCTGGTCCCGCCCCGGCAGGTCAGGCGCTAATGGCTCGTCTGAACAGGACGCCAGTTCCGCTGGGGGTAGGATCAGGATGGGGCGGGTGTCACCGCAGGCTGTGAGTAAAAGCGCAGGTATTACTAGAAGGGCGGCGCGTTTCATGGTATAAACTCCGCATGACAGATACAGCCAGAATGAACCGTGCCGTTGACGCTTACCGGAACGAAGCAAGGTTCCACGCCGTGGCACAGTCGATTGTAGCCCGTTCGGTCGCTGATTATGGTGAGATTGACCCGGAAAGGACGCGACAAGCAGCCCATGAGATTGCGCTGCAAGCAACCGTTCTCTTGCTGCAAACGATCTACGAGGACGATGCCGAACTCCGCGCGCTTCGCGAAGAACTTGCGATGGTTCGGAAGAACTTTCTTTCGTATGCAGAGAAGACACCGGCCCGACCATTATTTGTCTTGCCGGAGACTGCGCAACCCGTCGCCTAACGGGTCATCCGACTGGCTAGCGGTTTCCCGCGCGGCCTCATTCGATTTTTCCACTTCGCTACGGGTGTTGTTGATTGCCTCGCCAGCGGCTTCGTCAGCCTCTCTGGCTTGCTCCACGGCCTTGCGGTCGGTCTTTGTCACTTCGGCCTCCACACGGGCCTCTCCGGCGTTCCCTGCCACGTTCCAGATGATTGCGAGGGCGGCTAGGGCGGCGATGGCGGCATAAACCTGCCACGGCACGCGCTTGAGGAACGAGAGGGCTGTCAGGAGGAACGTCATTCGGCCACCTTCCCGGTCTCAAACTTCTGCCGCGCATAGATCCAGCCAGCGCAGCCAGCACAAAGCGCGGTCCACCCGCCACCGAAGGCAACGGGGTCGAACGAGGCGTTGGCGTAGACGTGCCAAATCGAGGCTCCCAGATAGGTCACCACGCCCAGCAGAGACGACAGCCGCGATATATCGAGGGCGCTGTTGTCCTTGTTGTAGAGCAGGTCTTTGAGCAAGTTTCGCATCATTGCCCCCTGTAGAGTGCGGCTTCAGCAGCACGGCGGCGCGACAGGCCAGCCATCACGCGGCCAGCAGCGCGGTTCCACTTGGCGAATTCCACGGCGGCAGCGGCGTATTCGCCCGACTTGTGGCGCTTGAGCAGCGTGGACTTGGCCAGATTGCCCGGCCCCAGGTTGTAGGCGAACGACACCAGCGCATCGAACTGGCCTTGCGTGGCGGGCTTGCCGTCCAGCAGCTTGTTCACTTCTGCTTCGAAGCTGGTGAGGTGTTGCAGGAACCGGGCGTCCGCACGTTCGCGGGTCCACTTGTCGCCGGGGTTGATCGGCTTGCCCTGTTCGTCGGTGGTCGATCCCCAGCCAATCGTCCACGGCTTGCCGCCAGTGCCGGGGTCAGGGTAGGCGTCGAGCCGCAGCCCTTCGAACGAGTGGATCAGTTCAACACCCTTGGCGCTGGTTTTCATCTTGCCGATGGCTCCTGTTTTTGCTGTGGTGCGAAGGGCCTTGAGCGCGGCAAGGATGCTCATCTCCGGTTCCTTTCCTCGCGCGCCAGCTCGGCAAGAAATGCCACGTTGGCGTCGATCCGTTCGATGCGGCTTTCGATTTGATCCACCTTCGGTTCGATGACCTCGATCCGCGCGGTGTTCTGCTGGACCTGCCCATAGAGGACGCCGAGGGTGAAAACGCCCATCGCCGCAGTGGAAAGCAGCGAGACGATCACGCCGATTTCGGTAAGGGTCAGCGCCCGCCTCATATTGGTGGTTTCCTCTTCCGCGCGGTTGATGTCGGTGTTCGTGGTCATACGAACCACAGCTCTTTCCACGTCGCGCCATCGTAGACGCAGCAGACCGCACTATCGGCGCTGTCGAGCGTCCGCGAACCGCCAACCTGTATGCGGCCCGAGCCAGACCCCACGTCGGTGACAGTGATTACTGCGGTTCCGGGGGCCGCCTCACCGTTTTTAATGATGACGGTCTGCCCCTTCCTGGCATTGTTAATGCGGATCAGACCGTCTGAGACGCCGCCTTCACACAGCACCTTGATGACGCCGGGGCCGGGGAAGTTGAACGCGCCCGCCGAGATGGTCGCAGCCAGCGATGCCCCCGGCTTCGACATGACGTTGATCTCTGTGGGCGTACCGAAGCTGCCGAGGGTTGTAATACTGCCGACATCGCCCCGGTAGCCGTTGATGTTGATCGGCACGGCCACTGGCGAGATGACACGCGTGGAGGCCGCGCCGCTTTCCGCAAAGGCGGTCAGGCTTCCCTTGACGGTATACCCGTTGGTCGCCGCGTTCAGCGTGATGGCGAAGCTGCTCGCCGGGGTATCGCGCAAGGTGAGGTTGTTCGAATAGAAGCCTGTAGTGGCCTCTCCGCTCGGGGCAATCGTCAACGCTCCCCGCTTGGTCCCGCCACCTGCATTGCCGCCTTTGATATCGCCATCGAGCCAGCAATCTACAGTGATGCCGGAAACCTGCGCCGCGTGGACCGTGGCGTTGGTCCAGTTGGGCGCGTTGGGGCAGGTGATCTCCATCCCGCTGCGGATCGGGCCAAGGGTACCGCCGCTGCGCAGGCCGAAATAGGCCATCTGCTGGGAGGGGTGGCTACCCTTGAGTTGGATGAAACAATCCTGGACGGGACCGCTCAAGATCACCGCAGCCTGCCCTGATGCCGCGCCAGTTGGCAAGCCATTGTTCTGCGCAGCGAGGCAATCGCCACCAGTCACCGTGCAGTTGCGGACAATGCCGTTTTGCGCAGCGCCGCCGCTGCACTCAATAGTGACGAAACCGTTGCGGCTCTTTACGCCATCCTTCTTCTTCCAGATAAAGTCCTTCACGTGGATATGCTCGAACGCCTCGGTGATGGCACCGTAAGCTGCTGTTCCGCCGATGCGTTGGCTGGCGATCTTGACTGCATAGGCGTGCGCGGACCACAGAATGGGCGCAGTGGCCGTCCAGTGCGAAATGCCGATGTTCTGCCCATTGGCGAACGAAATGCTGTCGTCGCCGCTTTCGATGTCGGTGCCCGGCAGGATGGCTCCGTTGTTTCCAAAGAGAATGTGAAAACCATCCTCAAAGATATGTGGACCCGTGGTGAGGGGGTGGGGGACGATGTTGGGCGTCACCTTCGCGTCGTCGCCGCCGTAGGTCACGCACCAGTCATTGCCGCCCAGCTCCAGCTTCACGCCGGGATCGAGGAAGAAATTGTCGCACAGCATGTAAAGCGTCGTGGCGCGATTGGAGGCGTTAGTGTCGTAGAATGCCCGCGCCGAATTGCTCATGCCGATATAGCCGCGTCCGGTAAGCGCCAGGTCATCGAGCACACCCACCGGCACATAGGGGCCGGGATCAACGTAGAACGAAAGGATGGTATCGTTGCCACGCCCCTTGATCGTCGCGTTGGCGTCCTTGTCTTCGGTCGTGGTGGTCCAGTCGCGAATGATCCGGCCAGCCTCGAAATGCCAGTTTGCCGACATGAGAAGTTGGCTTGTCGTGCGATAGGAATTGCGGAAGACCACAATGCCGCCGACTGCCGCAGCCGCGAGGTCACAAGCATTGATCGCAGCCGCATCATTCGCCCCGCCACTGGCCACCGTGCCGTTGCCGACCGCGCCGAAGTTCTCCGGGTAGAAGCGCGCCAGCTTGTCGAGTTGGCCCTTCGCGGTGTCGGCCACAGCGCCAGTGCCAGACGGCATGTACCCACTCAGGGATGTGCCGGTTGGCGCTGCCAACGCAGCGGTGGTGGCGAGGCCTGGGAACGTCTGATAAGGGTCCATGTCGTCGGTGGAGCCATCGGGATAAGTGATGATCCGGCGATAGGTAACACTGTCGTCTAGGTAGATATCGGGGAGCGCAGCGCCAGACCCGACAACGATGGGCTGGGCAAGCGGCGTGTCCAGCGCATCGGTCGTGTAAACCGGCGTGGTGGTGGTGGTGCCAGTGAGGCAGAACCGAACCGACGCTCCGTCAGCAATGCCATTGCTGTCGATTAGGCGGCGCTGGTCAAGGAAATGCAGAACTGCGGCCATTGTGTTGCCCCATGAAAAAAGGGGCGGCTTTTGGGGCCACCCTGTGTTATGTTGGATTGTGAGGATTATTCAGCGACTATGGCCGGTGTGGGCCATCTTGGGTTGTTCAATGGGGCTTTACCCGATGTTAGGGTTGCTGTTGGCCCTGCTGCTCTGCCGCAACGCCTGTCGCCGCGCCCAAGTTGTCGTTCGCCGCCTGCATGATGGCATTGCGCAGTATCTCGATATCATTCGCCAGCGCAGGCTCGGCACGGGCAATCTGGCCTAGCCGATCAAAGTGTTTGTCGATTGCCGCAGGGGAATTGGTCCGGGGAGCCTGACGGAGCCAGCGGGTGATGTCATCGCTCAGCAACATGCGGCTGTTGAGAATGTCACGCCCGGCGCGTGCGCCAAACCCGGCAGCGGCACCAGCACCGGCAGTCAGTGCCGCGCCAGTGCCAGCGCCAGAGGCAAGGCCTACCATACCACCACCACCACCAAGGGTCAGTTCCAGCAGCCAGTTCCGATAGTCGTTCCCTACAGCAGTGCCAGATTTGCGGCTGTTCATGGCAGCACCAACACGCTTCAATTCGTCGCTTAGCAGGCGTAAGTTCTGGATCGACTGAAGCCCTTCTTCGCCAAAGACCGTCTTGAGCGAGCCGTCCGAAATGGAGCGGTTCTTGCCAGAGACAGCGTTGACGAATTGCGCCGGGGTGAAGTCACCAGCGTTGTTGCGGCCAAGGTTGGTCGCCACATAGCCGCGAATATCAGCGCGCTCGGCTTCGTCCAGACGGGTCCACAACCTGCCAAAACGCCCTTGATCCTCGCGCATGAAGCGATCCAGCGCCCTAGCAGTTGCGCCAGGTGACAGTCGGTTGTTTTCCGGCCCAACCAGCTTGGTCATCACCTGCTGGATAAATCCCTGACGCTCGGCATAGGTCGCATCGGCGCGGCGGTATGCGTCAAGCGCACCGGGGTTTCCGGCGAGGGCGGTCTGCACATCAGCACTGGCGGCGTCCATCACCATGCCCACGCGGCGAGAAGCATCAGTCTGTGTCAGCGCGCGTTCGTTGATTTGCCCGCGCATGTTGGTGCGCAGGTTGCGGATCGTCTGGAGAGAAACACCGCCATCACGCCCAAGGTCGGCCTTGAGATCCTGCATATAGCGGATAAGTCCGCGATTGGCGTTCGGCCCCGTTGCCTCCAGTTCGGCAATCTGGCTGTCGATAGCTTGGATGGCCTGTGTCGGCTGCAACTGCACATCGCCCGCCTGACGTTCGGCGCGGGTATAGAGGCGGTTGGTCTGTTCACGGGACGTGGCGCGCACGCGGTCAAGCGCGGTCTGGACGCTGTCGCCCGCCTGCTCTGGAGTGACGCGAGGGCGACCATCGGAAAGCTGGCCTACACGTGCCTCTACTTGCCCTTCGATTTCGGATATCCCGCGCTGAAAACCCGGCCCTGCGGTGCGCGAAGCATCAACGCCCGTCACTTTGTTTTCAAGCGCCGGGTCGATCATGGCGCGGTTGACAGTTATGCCCTCGGCTTGCCCAGCCTGCTCAATCCCACTGGCACGCTGCCCCATACTGCTCTGTTGCGCCGTGCGTGCCGTGGCGCGCTGGCTGAGTGCGTTGCCGATACGTTGACCGCCAGCGCCGACGACGCCACCGAAGGCCGCGCCAGCGGTTGTACTGGCCAGGCTACCCTGTAACCCCTCACCATAGCCAAAGCCGCCGAGTGCGCCAACAGCAGCACCCTCAGCCGCAGCTCGGCCCAAAGTGAACGGCGCGGCAACTACCTTGGCTCCCGCGCTGGCAAGGCCCCCAACGGCTTCCACGGCGGTTCCTGCGCCGCCTGTTCGATCACGGGCGCGGCGGATCAATTCGCGTTCGACATCGCGGCCCATCTGGTAGTTTTCGGAAATGTTGAAATTGCCGCCCAACGCCTCGGAAATCACCCGCCCAACGCCGCCAGCCTCGTCAGCAAGGCCAAGGGTTGCTCCGGAGTTGAGCAACTTGCCCAACCCTCCTTCGCCCAGCATTTCCTCAATCTGGTCGGCCTGCTGGGTTACCTCCGGATTAGCCCCGCCGGTCGCGGCGATGGCCTCCTGACCATTGGCGTCGAAGATTGCGCCTTCGTAGCCCGGACCAACAGCCCGGCCAGTCTCATCAAACAGGGGCCGCCCCCAAAAGTTGGCGCTTTCCTCTTCGGACACATAAACAGCGCCACCAGCGCCGCCAGCACCCTGACCTGCGAGCGCCGCTTGTCCCTGCCGTTCTTCGCGCTTGCGCTCATCATAGGCGCGGAATTCAGGATTGAATGCTGCGCCTGCATCAGTTCCGACCACCTCGAACGGGTCGATGTTGTTGCGCTGGGCGAAGTCAGTGTAGTCCTGCCGCTGCTGTTCGTAGGCCGTGCGGTAGCCCAGCGCCAGATTGCGCATTTCCGTGCGGACCTTGGCGCGGGCCTCGGGCGACAAACGGCCCCCGCCGTCCACACCAAGTTCGCGCTGGATACGGGCCACGGTGCGTCCCATCGCGCTATCTGCCTGCGCAGTCGTGTCGAACTCCTGTTCGCGCACCACCGAGCCGGGATCGAGCATCCGGGCATAGGCGACAATCAAGGACTGATCGCCGGAGGGGTTTTCTTCGGTGCGCAAGCCCTGCGCCAACTGGCGAACGGCCAGCTCGTAGTTGGTGACAGCATCGCTGCCGACAAACTCACTACGCAGGTTGCCGCGCCGGTCGAATGCCTCGTTGCTTTCCGAGTTGGCGGCGTTGCGTTCCTGCAACGGTGTGGGCTGTTCCGGCCCCGGCGCAGGCCGCACGATCTGATCCTGCCCGCCCTGCGGCACAGCCGGGGCCTGCGCGGGCTGCTGGGGGGTCTGCGCGTAACGATCCCAAGGCGGCATATCAGTTCTCAATCTGGATGTTGTTGCGCTGCGCCCATGCCTGGGCTTCTGCCTGACCCATGCGATCCACGATCACCTGATACTGCTGGGCGGTGACGCTGGTGGGCTGACCTCCCGCGCTCATCTGTGGCGCGGGTGTGTTCTGCATCGTGGGCTGCACCTGCTCCCAGCTTGCCGGGTCGGCAGGGTTGCCGCCACGGAAGCGATAGCCGTCCTCAATCGCGCCAACTGCGGGCGGCCCCGCAGGAGCCTGCTGGACGCTCGGCAGGGAGAACGGGCTACGGCGGCGCGTGTTGCCCTCAGGGTCAACGTATTCGGTGGCGTAGTGGCCTTCGATCACGTTGCGGAGAACCTGCTGGCCTTGCGGGGTTTCCACGTCGATCCCGGCAACCTGCAATTCGCGGGCGATGGAGGGCAGGGAGCCGTCCTCTGCTGCCCGAACAAACAGCAACTGCCCGCTCACCCAATTGGGATCGTAGGCTTCGGGAATGCGCGATGCGTCGATACCGCCAGCGATTGCAGCAGCGCGGGCCTGTGGCCACATGGCGGGGTTCTGCTGCACCTGCTCCAGCACCGGGCGGAACTGGCTGACACCTTCCGCGCCGCTCTGCTGTGCCGCCTGCTCCTGCTGCTGCATCCGTTCACGCTCGCGGATGACAAACTCCGGGGCATACTGTGCCAGCGCGCCAAGGCCCTCCGGCGTCGGGTTGGTGGCGTATTGGGCAAGCGCGTTGCGCTGTTCTCCTTCCTCGCGGCGTTGCTTGATGTGCGAGCCGAGCTGGTAGCCCTGCGCCAGCGCGTTTTGAAAGCCGCCACCTTGGCCAAGGCCCCAGTTGATTTGCGTCATGAGAAGGCTCCCATCAGGCCACCGCCGATCATGCCGAGCGAATTGCCGATGCCGTTCTGGCTGCGATACAGGGCCGCATTCGCCTGATTGGTGCCGTTGGCGTTGTTGTTCGCCGTGACCTGCCCGACCATGTTCTGGCCCACGCCAGCAAGGGCCGAGGCACCCGCAAGCCCGGCGTTCTGCTGGTTGCCGAGCATGTTCATGTAGTTGCCGAACTCGTTGCTGGCGAAGCCCTGCCCATATTCCACAGCGCCCTTCATGGCCGCGCCTGACTGCAACAAGCCAGAGCCAGCATAGCCCGAGTTGAGCGCGTTCATGCCCTCACCAAGCCGGAACTGGTAGCCGGTCGATCCCTGATACTGGTTGAAGGCGTTCTGCGCCGCTTGAGGGTCACCACCAAGGCCAAGCAGCGCGTTGATCTGCCCACCGGCCGCATTGCCCCGCGCGCCATACGGATCGAGCCGCTGGGCGTTCTGGCTATACATGTTGGTCGCAAGCGCGTTGTTGTCGTTGGCTACCTGCTGCGACGTGGCAGCGGCGGTCTTCGCGCCCTTCTTTGCGGACTTGGCCGACATCACGCCTCCAAGCGCCGATGCGCCAAGGCCGATAGCCATTGCGGTGCCAATTGCCATGCTCAAAGTTCCTTGCTGTAGAGCCGTTCCATCGGCTCGTAATTCAGTCGCGCGTAAAGCCGATCGATGCTGGGCATGGTGTCGATCCCGATCATGATGGACCGGGTTGCGCCCTGTTCGCGGGCGTAGTCCTCAGCCGCCTTCAGCAGCTTCAAGCCTTCGCCGCCGTGCGAGCGCCAGAACAGTTCCTGAAACACCTTCGTGCCGCTGAACGGGTGCGGGAACACCAGGCCACCGATCATGCCGTTATCTCCCACGAACAGCACGCCATCGGGGCTTTCAACGAGGTGGGCGAGCAGGGCGGTTACAGCCTCGTCGTCCCAGCCAACCTTGTCGGTCACGCCCGCTTCGTCGGCAAAGGCGCGGCCCATTTCGAGAACTGCAGGAATGTCGCCCAACGTGGCGGGGCGGATCACAGGTTGCGGTTTTCGGTGAAGTTCAGCAGCGGATCGTGCACGATCAGATCGTTTGCATCGTTGACCGACACTTCCAGCGTGTATTCCCGTGAACCTGCGGTGGGTGTATGCCTGCGGGTGATGGTCACGCCGGGCTGATCGGAAGTATTGACCGATATCGGCCCCAGTTCGCGGCCCAGCACCACACCATCGCACAGCAGGCGATATTGAAACTTGCAGTTGTCGATGACCTCAATTTCAAAGTCAGCGCTTACAGTCAGGGGGACGCCTGCCGCCGTGATCGTTTCGCTGGCTACTTCAAACCATGTGTAGCTGCCGCTGGTCAGGGTGGTGGAGCCAGTCGTTGTGCCGCCAGGAGTGGTCAGTACCGCCCCGGCCAGAACAGAGTCATTCACCACCTTGTCGGTTGCAATCGTGCCGTCCAAATTGATCGAACCCAGCGCCAATGCCGCGCCGATGTCCTGCACCTCGATCCATGCGGACCCATTCCAGCGATAGGGCTTGTTGCCGTCATCGCTATCGATCCACAGGTCGTTGACCCCCGTTGCCGTGGGTGCGCCTGTCTGCACGAAAATCGCGTTCTTGCCCGCCACCGCCGATTGCAGCGATGCTATCAGCACCAGCGCGTCGATCAGTTCGCCGTTGTTGTTCTCAAGCGCGGTAACGGTTTCCTGCCAGAGCGTCTGGAATTTGACCGAAACGCCCGTATCGTCCACCAGCTTGTCGAACCGCTGCAACCTGTTCAGCTTCAACGGAGCGAGGGCCATTACCTAGCGCCCCACGGCACGTTGACCTCAACACCAGACACGCGGAACGGCACGGGAGCGGTGCAGCGGAACTGGCACAGGAAGCCGGGACGGTTGGCTTGTCCCAGCGCCCGCCACGATACCTGCTTGGCGTATTCGCCCTGCATACCCAGCGAGCGGCCCGAATAGCTGCCCCACGTCCTGCCACCGTCCCTGCTAGTCCGCATTTCCACCTGCGGATCGACATAGTCCCCCGTCAGGTAAGGCGTTTCTCCGGGATTGGTCCGCAGTTGCAGGTTGTTGATCGGAACCGCGCCGCCATTGAGCGGAAAGCCCGCCGAGAACGAGCGTTCGAAAATGCCCTCAATCGACTGCGCTTCGTATTTGTCGTCGCCCCATTCGAACGTGCGCCCGCTGATGGCAGATCCGAACACGCCGCCTGCATAGCACTGGGCAATCCAAGTTGGCTGGATATAGGTCTTGAACTCACTCCACGTCCCCGTGTTGCGGTTATAGACCTGCGTCTCGTTGTTCATGTGGAGGCAGAGAAACTCCACCCCGTCGATGAAGAAATTGAACAGCCGCACGGACGTGGCAGCGGCAATGCGCGCCTGCAATCCGACGTTGGAAATGATGTTGTTTTCGTCCTGAACACAGACCTCGTTCTGGTTTGTCACCCAGGCGAAGGTCGATCCGAACGCAGTGGCGCAGCCCGTGGCCCTTATCCCGCGCTCGATCACCCTGCCTTCAAGCGGGATAAACGGCGTGGTTCCGCTGGTGGTGCTGGGCCAGAACTCGACAGTCTCAGCCCCGAACAGCAGTAGCACATCATCAATGAACAGCGCATCCAGCAGGCCATCAGCGGCACTTTCCGCCGTGGCAAAATCCAGCGCGTCGAACGTCACGCCTAGCGGGTCGGTCCAGTAGAATTTGCCCGTTCCGGTTCGCAGCGCGATGAACCGCGATGCCCCCACCAGCACCTTCGTCACCGCCGCGCTATCGGGGAACGAGACATCAGCCAGCGCGGCCCCGTCATAATACCGCATGGTCGATCCGGCGGTCACCATCACGCCCATTTCGTTGCCTGCAATCGACACCGGCCCCGAACCCGCCAGCGTGCCGATCGACACGGTCAGGCGGTAAATGTCGCCGCCGCTTACCCCCACCAGATCGCCCGACAGTACGCCGTCACGCTTGAACAGCGCCTCCACAGGTCCGGTTGCCCCCATGTTGGCCTCACGGTCCAGCAGGGCAGGCCGCGATTGCAGAACCACGCCTTCGCTGTCCGATTGCTCGGCATACATGTTGACCACGGGCAGGGGCGGAAGGTTGCCCTCGGCGCGTTCATAGCTGGACAGGCCGAAGGTCAGGGCGGGCATCAGAGTTCAGTCAACTCGGCGGCGCGGCGACGAAGGATCGGGGGCATCGACAGGTCATCGAACCTGACCAGCGTGTTCGCCAAAACCCGATAGGTCGCGTCAGCCATGCTGGCATCGTAAGCCGTGATCGGCGCGTCATAGTGATCGTGGCAGGCCACACGCAGATTGAACTTGAGCGCGGCAATGTAGCCATCGGGCAGCGTGACCGTGTCGGACGCGGCCAAGGGGGCGCTCAGGCCGATATCCACGCCCTTCAGTGACCACAGCGCCACCATGTCGTTGAAGCGCTCCACGGCATCGTCCAGTTCCGCCGCATCAGCGTCTTCGCCGTTACCCACGATCTTGCGCAGGGCAAAATCGCAGATGTCGCGCAAAGTCGGGACAAGCGCCGCCGTGGATACCCGGATCGGGATGTAGAACGTCTCCGAAAGGCTAAGCCCCTCGGTGGTTATGACCGTGACCAGCACGCTGCCAGTCACCCCGGCTGCACCCGCCGACAACGTAACCGCTGCCAGGTTGTAAGCCGTCTTTTCCGCCAGATCGACCGTTACGCCCGTGGCGCTGGTCGCAATGCTGGCAACGCTGTCACCGTCGGGAACCGGAACCGCCCATGTGCGCAGGACGATATCAGCAGCCGCCTTGGCGTCCCATGTTTGGGCCATAGTCCAGTCCCCCGGAATGAGGGCGGGAACCGAAGCCCCCGCCCATCAGGTTACGAAGCGATGATGCCCTTGGCCCGCAGCACAGCGATGATCTCGTTGATCTTGCCTGCCAGCGCCGCCAGGTCATCCTTGACCGAGGAAGTGGTGTCGTTGAGGGTGTTCGACACGGTTCCAGTGGTGCTGTCCGTAAGCACCACGATTGCCGAGCCATCGACGTAGGGGTCAACCTTGTTAGCCATGATATTGTCTCCGAAAGAAAAGGGGCGGGACCGCTAAGCCCCGCCCGGATGGTTAGGCCGAACCCGACAGGCGAACGGCAAGGCGCGGATCGATGGCCTTGACGCCGTAGAGGACATCCAAACGGAAGTTCGAGATGTCGTTCGTGGCATCGTAGCTGGGGATCATGCGGACGCTGGTGCCCTTGTAGGACTGCCGCGTGACCTGAACCGCACCAGGAGGCGCGACCATCGGCACCATCGCCAGGGCGAAGGCGTTCTTGTGGAACACCATGTTGGTGCGGTACGCGCCGGAGTCGGTCTGCACGCTGGTGATGGCCTTCGTGTTCAGATCGGTCACGCCAGCGGTAACCGCCACGTTCTTGAACGGCCCGGTCCAGATCATGGCAGGGTAGATCACCGCCGAGTTCGTGGTGTACGAGATCACCGTGAACTGCTTCGGGAAACCAAGGTTCTGCTTGGTGACCGGGTTGACCGCGTTGACGTCCGCGATCTGGATCACATCGCCCGCAGCCAGCGTCACACCGGCCGTGGTGATGGTCTGGAGCATGGTGTCCTTGACGTTGGCGTAGTCAACGGTCGAGGTGGTGATCGATGCGCCGACAGTGCCGGCCACGTCCGCGCCCGTGGTGTGGGTCGGAACGTTCTGGCTCATGTAGGTATCGACGCCGCCGATCTCGCCCAGCGAACCCTTGCGATAGGCTCCCTTGGCGACATCCTGCATGTAGAGGCTGGTCTGGTTGCCGATCAGCGCCCAGTGGTCAGCCGGTGCCAGCACCGCGTTGCGGCCTTCCATCGGCACGCCGTATTCGTCCAGGCGTTCAGGGGCCTTGGCGAAGTCGGCGAAGCTGTTGATGGTCTGGCCGGGGGTGCCCACCCAGTTCGGGACGAACTTGTAGAGTTCAAGAACGTCACGGTCCACCTGGTTCGCAAGCTGGATCATGGCGGGCTTAATTACCCGCTCCGACAGTTCGCGAATGTCGAGGGTCAGTTCCTTCGAGGTAAACCCGAAATCGATGCCCTTCTGCTTGTCCACGACCAGCGTGGTCTTGCCTTCGACCACTTCCTGGTTGGCAGCAACCGCGCCATCGCGAACGGTGAAGTCGGCGGGGCGACGGATCGAGATCGTATCGCCCTTTTCATAGCCGTTGACGGTGCCCGAAAAGTCGCTTTCGTGGCCACGGTGGACCAGCTTGGAGGCGACCAGGTTGTTGTCGAGATGCATCAGCGCTTCCTTGGCGATGACATCAATTTGAAGAGTGCTATTGGCCATTGTAGTAAATCCAACTGAGGGAAGGCCGACGCTTCACAGCGTGGGTATTCCGGTGGTTCAGGGGTTAGCCTTCCGCCACGCAATGTATTCGGACATCGACATCTTGGCCGGGTCTTTTGCCCCGCCAGCGTTGATGCCCGTCACCGGCTTGACCGGGGCGGGGGGCGTTTTCGGTTGGGTCTTGGGGGCGGAAAACTTGCCCTCCAACTTGCCCAGTTCGCGGACTTGTCCGACGGGAGAGAGGCTGGCGATGCGATTACGTTCAGCCGGGTTCTTGCCCAAGTGGTAGGCCAGTTCCGGTCCCATGTCGCTTTCCAGAATTGCTTCCAGCATCGCGGCAGTCGGTTCCCATCCCTTATGAGCGACCTGCTCATAATCCGGGTATTGGGCCTGCACCGCCTCGACACGCGCCTGATACACCTCGCGGGCGAGTTCCTGTGCGGTTTCCCGTTCGGACGTGGCCTGGTGCTCTTGCGTGCGCTGGAGGGTTTTCTCAGCGATCTGGTCCTCGTAATCGAGGTTGCTGTAGTCCTTGCCCTTGGCGGCTTGCAGGGCCTTCTCTGCCCGGTCTGCGCGCCGTTCGGCCTCCCGACGCTTCCGCGTCAGTTCGTTGATGCGTTGCTGTGTCCATTCGGGCACCTTGGCGGCGGCATCGTCGCCTGCTTTGCCGTCAGTTTCATCGGACGGGCTGGCGTCACCCTCGTTTTCAGCTTCCGACTGCTGTTCGGTGGACGAGGCCGCATTATCGTCCGGTGCAAGAGTGTTCTCTTCCACGGCAAGGGTTTCCGCCCCAGCGGTTTCCGTAGTCATGAATTGTCCTTGGATTGCGGCCTATGGCCTGGTGGTGCCGTTTAAAGCCCGTCGGCTATCCGACCATGCTCGCGCCCGCCTGGAACGCATCTAACTGCGCCCGTTCGGGTTCCAGCATGGTCTGAACCTGTGTCTGTTCTGCCTTCGCGGTCTTGAGCGCGGTATCAGCAGCGATATTCTTGACCTTCTCGCCAAGCTCGGCAAGCTGGCCCATCATCATCTGCATCTGCAACTGCTGCGCCGGATCGGGCTGTTGCGGCCCGGCCAACTGCTGCATTTCCTGCTGCATGGCCATGCGCTTCTGGTCGAGTTCCGCGTCGATGCCCTGCGGCACCAGCGCCATCGCCAACCTGTCAGCCAGCTTGTCGCCATACGGCATGTCGAGCGCCTTGACGATCATATCGCCGCCAACCTGGCCGATGCCAGGAACAGCCTGTACCAGCGCCATCATCTTGTCGGCAGCCTCCATGCGCTTCGTGGCGAAGCTCGGGCCGGTGGTCACCTCAAGGTCGAACTGCCCAACCGAGATGTCATTCTCCATCTGGCCATCGGGCAGCATGGTGTTGATGCGTGCGAAGCCCTCAAGGTCGCCATCCTCGCCCATGATGCGGATGATGCGGCGGTTGGTGTAGATCTTGGGGATCAGCTCAATCAGCAGCTTGCCCGCGTGGCGGATCGACGCGGTCAGGTTGTCGATGTAGTTGAAGTTCGCGGTCTGGCCTTGGTCGGCGCGTGCGAGAATGGCCCTGCCGCTGGTTTCGTTGCCGCCCTTACCCAGTGAAGCGTCATAGATGCCCGTGGTAGCCTTCATGTCACCATCGGCAACTTGGGCCTCCTGATACCATGCGGCGCTGAAGTTGGGCGGTGAGAGGCGTTGCGGCCCACCGGGAACTAGCGGGTCGGCGTCATACGGCAGAACGGGCGGATTGCCCTCATTAAGCCCCTGCCATGCCTTCTGGTGATTGGCGACCATCGTGGTCGTGACGAGGAACGGGGCCTTGGGCTGTGCCGCTACGGTTTCCAACATGGCTGAACGGGCGAAGTTGTACGCGCGCTGGCTGTCCATCAACGGATAGACCATGCCGTGCCGGAACACGTCGTCACCAACCTCGATCTCTTCGCCGATCACAGGGATCAACGGGATATACGAACCGGCCCAGTCAAACTCTTCCAGCACTTCGGTGCCGGTAATCTTGCGGCACTTGACCTTCCAGTCCTCAGCCTTGCGGGTGTCGGCAATGCCAATGCCCTGCTGGCCAAGCGCCATTGCCATTTCTTCGGTGATCTCGTCGGCCCACATGGTGGAGCCTTCGGTGAGCAACACCAGGTCGCGCTCAACCTTTTCGCGGGTCCAGTATTCCGCCACACGGACACGGTCATCAACGCGCCATTCGCTGACCCATTCCTCCGACACGTCGAAGCCATCAAGGCCTGCATCGGGGTAGAGTTCCTTGAAATGTTCTTCGCTAACCATTTCGGTGACGAAGCCCCATTGCATGTCACAGCGGGTCGGCTCGATAGCGCCGGGATCGATCACCACGGACAGGGGATTACGGATACCCTTGATGAAAATCTCTTGGTCGAAGCTCTTGCCGCCAGCGTATTCGGTCAGCAGGCGGAACCAGCCAATGCCGCCAATTACAGCCTGCTCGCCAGCACGCGAATAGATGCGGTGTCCGTCGGACTGGCTTTCGATGTGGCGGATGATCGCAGTATAGACTTCGGCCAGCTTGGGGTCGGTCTTGTCGTCCACCGGAAGCACACGAATGGCAGGGCGGTTCTGCCTGATCTCACCAGTGACCTGCTTGACGAACTGGGGCACGCGGTTGACCGATACCGTGATACGCCCCTTGCGGCGGGTCAGGTCGCCAGCGTCCCACTGGTCCTCAAGCCTGCCGCGATAGAACTCGCGCTGGGTCTGGTCGAGTTCACGGTTGAGCCAATCGCCGTCAACGCCCGACTTGTAACGGGTGCGGGCAAGGGCGATTATGTCGTTCATCCTGCCCAACCTCCACCTGAACTAAAATCGAGCGACACGGCAACCTTGGGTTCGCTGTAGTCAATCGCCGCAAGCCCGAACGCATCGGCGCTATGGCTGGACCAGTCGTGGTCAGGCCCGACGCCGTAACCGCCTTCGTTCCGCTTTTCGTGATACCAGCCCAGGGCCTTCATGCCCTTGCTGGTCTTGCCTTCATCGAACCACATCTGGCCAAACAGTTTGCGGGCCACTTCGATACGTTTCTGCGCAGCGCCCTTGCCTTGGTTCGGGACTGTGCGAACGGCGAAATTGGCCCCGGCTATGTGATCCTCAAACCTGATTGCCGTCACCGCGTCCATCTTGGCCCCATCGTGCGGCAGGACACATTCGGCGCTTTCGTAGCCATTGGCGCGCAGCCAGTTCAGGTGCGCCGCCAGATCCTGTCCCTGCGCCTCGTAGTGGTCGAGGAAGCGGATATTCGCGCCCTTCTGCTGGACGATCCAGATTGCCGTCGCGTCCCTTACGCCGATGTCCCAATATGCCTTGATCGGCAGCAGCGGGTCTTTGGCCAGATCGGTGATGCGGTTCTGTTCGCGAGCCTCTGCGATGTGGCGGGCAAAGTACGCCCCTTCCGAAACGGTAGCGTAGCCGCCTTCCCAGATGTGATCGTATTGCTCCGGCTGCTGGCGTTGGCAGTCGATCCGCTCCTGTTCAAGTTCGGCAGGGAACCATGGGTTGTCGGACCAGTTGGCCTTCACCACGATTGACCCTGTCGGCTGCTCCACACCACGCAACATTTGGTCAACAGCGTCCGTGTCGAAGCGCGGGTTCCAGCTGAACCAAAGCTCACTGCCGGGCTTACGAATAGTCGGGCGCAGCAGGTTCAGCGAACGAGGCGAAACGGTCTGCGCTTCCTCCACCCACGCTCGGTCAAAACCTTCGTAGGACTTGATGCTCTCGCTGGTGTGGTCTTGCAAACCGGCGAAAGCGATAAGCCCGCCACCTGGCGTCTTTATCTCCGACGCCTGAACCTCAAACATCTTGCCCAGGCCGTATGCCTCGATCTTGCTTTCAATCAGCCGCTTGGCGCTTTCCTTGAGCGACTTCTGGATTTCGCGGCAGCACAACGTGCGCAGGCCCGGTTGCTTCAGCGCGTCGATCAGTAGCAGGTCGGCGAAGAACTGTGACTTGCCCGAACCACGGCCACCCCATGCGCCCTTGTAGCGGCTTGGGTCCAGCAATGGCTCAAATACCGGGGCGACCTCGATCTTGAGGCGCTTACCGTTTGACGACGACATCTAGACCCGTCAATTCGATGCCACCGCTGTGCTTGGTCTCCTGCACATCGCGGAAGTCCTCGCCGTCGAAGTTCTTCAGGCCGAAGATGCAGATGGTCGCATTGCCGCCGCCATTTTTGGCAACATTGCGCGCCTGAACGTCATACCATGCGGCGACCTTGGCCTTTGCCGCTTTTACGGCTGCGGAAAACTCAGGGTGTTCACTTCCCCATGCGCTAATCGTATCGCGGCAAACATCGATGCTGGCAGCAAAAGAACTGATGCTCGCACCGTCTGCGCAGAACTTGATGATCTGCTGGCAGTATGCCGGGTCGTATTTGGACGGACGCCCGATCCCAGCCATCAGAAGATCATCCCAATCACCGCACAGGAGACAAAGCCAGCAACGTAGGCAATCAGCGCAACCCGAGACACAGCGGACAGTTGGGCAGCGATGCCGTCGAGTATGTCCATGTCAGCCGCCAACCATGCCTTCGGTCATGACAGGCCTGCCGCCACGATCTTCGGGTGGCGTCTGTACCCTCGTGTCACAGCAACCTGCCGAGCCAACGCATTCTGTTCGCGCAATACGCGTTGAGCCTCAACAATGTGGTGGGTCTCGCTCATGATGGACCTCGCGAATGTTTGCCCGTCACGCTGCGCCGCCTGTGCCCCTCTATGAGAATGGGCTTGCTAGTGCTGCTGGCGAGGGACGGGCAGGGCTGCCGGAAGGATCGGCGCGCCCTATCTGGCAAATTCAAAGGCCCCGACGCCGAAACGCCGAGGCCCGAATTGGCAACTCCCGCCCATCACTTGGCCTTAGGGTGGTGTTGCCACAAGCCCGATGCCTAAGCAGAGCGGGAACCTGTGTGGTTGACGCAATTGTCAGACCATAACTTCGCATGGCATAATCTACCGCATTCGTCAAGCCCTCAATGTGATGCGGTGTGCGGCCATCTTCAGTTCCATCAGGGCCATCGGCAAAACGCGCCTTTCAGCCACCGGCACAATGGCATCGCCGCGCTCCCGCCCACCGTGCTGGCGGATGCACCATTGCGAAAGGCTCACATCATCCACAGCCACGGCGTGGGCGATGTGCCAGAGCTGCCCCATCTGGCATTCCATACGCCATGCCTCGCGTGAAGCGGACAGGATCGCAACACCAGGGCCATTGCCACCACCAGCGGACGGGGTGAAGTCAATGCAGGACTTGAGCGGGGACTGATCGGCAAGGCTGGCTTGATCGCGGTAATACGCCAGCTTGGTCCATTCCTCCACGGTCAGCTTTTCCAGCTTGCGCAGCGTGTCGATCACCGGGACGATCTTGTGGGCCATCCCTGCGGTCACGAAGTCATTATGCGCCTCGCGTTCGGGCGTGGGCCGCAGGTATTGGTCCACTACCGCGTTGGGCTTTGTCCGCTTGGTCTTGCGCTTTGCCATGATCTATCCCGTCCGTTAAAGCCCCTGAGGGCGCTTGTGGTGTGTTGGCCTGTGTTGGGGTGCTAAATTGGTGGATCGGCGCTCAGCGAGGCTGTGGCGGGCGTTATGAGGGCAATCCACTCGCGCTTGTTCGTCGGGTTTATCGTTATCATCCCCGCCTTGCGCGCCTTCTGGATCAGCCTGTCAGCCGCACTATCCGCAGTCCAAAGCTGTTTGCCTGCGTTCGGGACACCGGCATGGCAAAGCGCGTTGGTGATATCGCGGGCGCGGAAGGTGCCCGTCATTCGCGCGGTGCCTGCCGCCTGTTGGTCCTCGGTGATGTCGGTTCCGTTGACCCTCACCCCACCCACCCCGCAAACGGAACCATCGCCGCGCCGATTGCGATGCCGAGGAGTAGCCATGCGAGCCAGCGGGCGTTCTGCTGGTCGGTGAGTTGGAGAGACTGTGCGGCAGCGTAATCGTAAACGGCTTGCGCGGCGATGCGGACACGGTGATCCGCCCCGCTGTGTATGCGAGCCATGTTCGCACCCCAGCCTTCGCGGATTGCCATGTCGGCAACACTCCGCTTGGCGCTTTCGATGTATTCGTTCGCGGGCAGGGCAGCTTCAAGCTGTGAGGCTATGGTGGTCATTTCAGTTCTCCGATACTTCGTGGCCGAGTTCAGTCAGGATGCGCGTAAAAACTTCGGCAATGTCCCAACTGTCTTCGCTACCGAAACAGGCGGCATGGGGGATCAATTCTATCCACGGCTCGCCATCGCGGGTGACTTTAGCGCCCTCTGCATAGCCACCGCTGCACCCAGCTTGATCGCAATCGGTGCTATCGTGCAGCCATTCGATCTCAATCACCGCCATCATCATTCTCCTTCGTTGTTCAGCTTCGTCTCACAAGTAAGTCATTGTTCGGGCGCATGAACCGCGCTGTCGTGAACCGAGCCAGTGCCTGTCTCGGCCGTTCCGGCTTCCATCGCGTGCGCGTGACAGACCGCGCATTGGGTGTGCCACTCCGCGCCGACGAAGATCACTCCGCAGGCAAAGCACTCGCAGCCGCCCGGTTCGGTTGTTGGCCGGTCGTAGGGCTTGCTCATTCTCAATTCCTTCCTTCGCTAAGCATCGGCAACCGCCACCACATCGCCAGCGTGGCCCTGCCAGATCCAGTGCAGGTCTTTCGCAAGGTAGCTGTGCGTCGTGTCGGCAAAGCCCTGTCGCAGTTGCACGTGGTATCGCTTGTCGTTCGTGGGCGGGCTGCGCTTGCCGGTGCAGCGGCGAAAGCCTGGGGGGAGGGGCGGGAGGTCATCGGCCTGCATTCACCAGTCCCGCCGAAATCAGCTTTTCGAGCCAGTTCCGGTAGCCAGTCATCCGCGCTTCGGACCAGCCCTGAAAATCGACCAGCTCGCCGCGCATCAGCTTGTGGATGTTGTCGCCTTCGGTGCCCTCGATCTTGGTGATGTGCTCAGCACCATTGGCATCCACCACGTAGTGCCAGCAGCCAATGCGCTCGGCCAAACGGTGGCGGTTATACTGATCGCAGATTTCCAGCAGGGACTTGCCGGTAGCGGTAGCGGGCGCGTTCAGGATGTTAGTTAGCTTGCCCATAAGAGCCCTCCACGAGTTTGGTGAATGATTTGGGTTGCAGCAGGAAATCGAAGTCGGCTCGCCAGCCCTTGTCGTTCGATCCGCACAGCCAGGGGGTGGTGGCGATCTGGCGGAAGGCCGTCTGCCAATCCTTCAGGTCCGGCCATTCCCTGAGACGGGCTGCCAGTTGGCGCTTGCGGCTTGCTGTCAGCTTCCGAACAACCGGGAGGCCCTTGGCAGTGGCGAGTTCATTCCACCCTTCCAAAACGTCATTGGGGGTGAGTGCATCGCCAGATGCACAATCTATCTCTTCCTTATCTCCTTCCTCCTCCTCTCCATCCTCCATCTGCGGAGACTTTTCGGAAGGATTGGGGAAATCCTCCGGTAATGGTTCGGAAGGGCTGAGGGATTTATTTGGAGCATGTCCCGCAAAAATAAGGATTTCTTCATTTGCGGGGTGAATGTCGTTGGGTGCCTTGGGCCGTTGGAACTTGGCAAAGTTGCGAACAGCGCCGAACACCTTACCGCCAATTTCATATCGGCGGATGCAATCGGCGGCTTCTAATTCAGCCATCAAAGCTGCTGCATCGACATTGTCGGCGGGCAAAATCCGCATCTTCATCTGAAGCGGGGACCACTGGAACGTGCCCTTGTCGTCGCACTCGTTCCAGATGCCCATGAACAGCAGGCGGGCAAACGAGCTGAGCGCCACAAACTGCTCATCGGTCCAAAGGCCGGGGTGGATCGATCGGATGCGGCTCATACTGCGATCTCCACGCATCCGCGCTTCACGGGTTCACCCCGGCGCAGCGTCAAATCAAAGCGGTGATCGTCCACATTCAGGGCGTGGGCGTAGCCGTCGAGCAAGGCCTTGGCGCTCGCCAGCATGTTGTCGAGGTCTCTACGGCGGCGATCTGGCGGGCAGAATGTCAGGGTTAGGTGCAGGCGATCATCACCGTGGGCGATGGCCTGGCGCACCTGCACTGGCATCTGGCTGCACGTCTCGATAATGGCATCATCGCGGGCAAGCTTCGCCACCTTGGCCCGCTGCTGGAAATGCACGCGGGCGTTGGGCGATAGCCGCCTGTCTGGCCAAGGCAGGGTGACGATCATGCGGCGCTGCGGACGAACGACATGGCGAGCAACAGGCGGGCGCTGGCTTCCCGCATGTGGTCGCGCAGCCAGAGGTCCATGTTTTCTTCGCTGGAGCCTGAGCGCTGGAATACCTTGCCCCACGGGAAGTTGTCATTCGACGGGGCAAGGTTCCCGTGGGCCCGCCGCGTGGCGGCTGCCATTTCCTCCAAAATCATTGCCTTGGCCTGCGGGGCTGGTATCTTGTATCGGCGGACCAGATCGCGGTAGTTCTGCCGCATATCGACAGGGCACCACGCGAGGCGAGTATTGGACAAGGTGGCACCACGCCGTGCCAAGGCCGTAGGGTCGGCTGCGAGGGCCTTCTGTCCCACCTTCCACAGTTGATCGCGCTTGGCCGCTGCGCTGCGCATGGCGCGGGCGTGCGGGGTCTTGGCCGCAATCAGGAACGCCGCCTTCATCTTGGCGAGCCGTTCGGGGTTCTCCTGGAGTGAGCGCTTGATGCCCGCGATGCGCCGCGCCTCAAAGTCGGGGTCGCGCTCTTTGGCAACCGTCCATGCAACCTTCGGCCAGCACTTCACGCAATAGCCGGTCTTGTTGCGGGTGCCCAGTGTTCTGGGGCAGGTCGTGCAGATCATGCTTTCCTCCGATAGTGTGCGCTCACATAGGACAGGCCTTCATGGCGGGCCGTGCGGCGGGCGTTGAGATTGCGGGTGAGCTGCCGCTCGATCAGCGCGCAGCGGATGATGCGAAGGGGGTTCAGGATCATGCTGCCTCCTGCAAAAGCAGTTCGGGGTCGCAGCCTAGATCCTCGGCAAGCAGGGCCATCGTATCGTCATACAGGCGCTCGAAATCGGCCTTGGGCATGGATGCCACAGCCATCGAATGGGGCACCTGACGGACCTCGCCAGTGAAGCGGTTGACCTCTTCGTCATACCGATGCAGCGCGATCAGAATGTCCCGGCGCAGATGCTCGGTCGATACCCAGCGCCCGGTGGCTTCCACCACGTTGTTCAGCAGGGCAAAATACTTGCGGTGCTGGGCCATGTTGCGGGGCTGCCAGACCTCAATAAAGATCGTGACGCCTTCCTTAAGCTTGGCGAGCAGTTCACGGGCGTCCCGACTAACGGGCACGAAGGCGAGGCCCACTTTGCGGAACAGTGCGCGATCAGCCATTGCGAACCTCCCTGATTTCACGGGCGCGAGGGCTGGCCTTGCAAAAGGCGTCAATCAGGGCGTCCAGATCGGTGCCGCGCCAAAAGGTGACTTCCCCGATGTTGTGCTGGCGTTGGTGGCAGGACTTGCACAGGCTCACCGTGCGCCAGTCGTCCGGCTTCTGGCTGATCCCCGCCCCGCTGCCATTCCGAACGTGTGCAACCTCGATTGCTGCCGTGCTGCCACAGTGACAGCAGGCATGTTGGCGCACGAAGTCGCGGTGCTTCTGAGAGCGCCAGCGGCCCATGCCCTTCGTCGGTTTGGTTATGCGGGGCGGGAGGCTCATGCTAGGCGATGCCGAGCGCTGCGCAGTAGGTGTCCAGCACCATCTGCATTTCCTTGCGATCCTCGGGGCGCATCTTGCGAAGGCGCACCACTTCACGGATGGCTTTGGTATCGTAGCCAACTGCCTTGGCTTCCGAATAGACATCTTTGATGTCGTCCGCGATGCCCTGCTTTTCTTCGGCAAGGCGCTCGATACGCTCGATCAACAGGCGCAGGCGGTTGTCGGCTTCATCTGACATATAAACTCTCCTTCATGGTGATGCCGGAACCCCCGGCAGGGTCGCTCAAAACGCGATTTCGTCGTCAAGGTCGTCGCCGAAGTTCGACGGTTCCTGTGCCGCGCCGCTGTCATACGAAGCCTTGCGCTCGCCAGTAGCAGGCGGGCCATCCAGCATGGTCAGGACTGCACCGGGTCCGCCGAGATTGATTTCGGTGGAGTAGCGATCCGCGCCGCTTTGATCCTGCCACTTGCGAGTGCGAAGGCTGCCCTCGACGTAGACCTTGCTACCCTTCCGCAAGTAGCGCTCGGCTACCCCGACAAGCCCGTCTCCGGTGATGGTGACGGCGTGCCATTCGGTGCGTTCCTTGCGCTCCCCGGTGGCCTTGTCCTTCCAGCTTTCGGAAGTGGCGATCCGCAGGTTGCAAATCTTGCCGCCGTTCTGGAATGACTTGACTTCAGGGTCTTGCCCCAGGTTGCCAATGAGAATTACCTTGTTCACGCTGCCAGCCATCACGCTGCCTCCTTCGCTTTGTTGTTGGTTACTTCCTGAGCCATGCGGGCCAGCTTCGTTTCGAGAGCCGCAACAGCGCGCGGGTAATCGGCTGCCGGCAGCAGTTGCAGGTTGTCGTTCGGCAGGCTTATCTTGAGGGCCTTGAGCAGCGCGGGAATGTTGCTGCGGGTGGCCTGCACAAGTTGGGTCAGCTTGGCCCACTCGGCATCCGGCATCAGTTCGGCAGGAGCCTGCACATTGACGCGGGTCTTGTCATACAGCGCCAAGCCAAAAATGTTGCCGAAGGTGCGGGCGGCACGCTTGAGCGCATCGGTGGCCGCTTCCTTCGTGGCCCCCTCGATTGCGTCCCCAACGCCCTTGGCAAAGCCACTGCCGAAGCCAACGTCCTGCCGGGTTACATCGCCCACGGTCAGGGTGCAGATGCAGGTGTAAGCCGCCTGCCACTGGTCCTTCGTGTCGTCCTTGGCCAAGGCGTCCTGCGTCAAGCCGATGTGGTAGGACCAGCCATCGAAACCGAACACGCGGTTCAGTTCGTTGATGACGTGCCAGCCTTCGAGATAGTCACCCTTGGGGCCAAAGTTGCCAGAGGGCTTCTTGACGTGCTTGGGATCGAGCGGCGCATTGAGCATCGCGTTCTGTTCGGGTGTCATGCTGCTACCTTCCGTTCGTGGAAGGCCACCCCAGGAACCGGCGCACGGGTGCCGCGCGCATCGGTATCCGCCAGTGATTGCACCAGCGCCACGAAGGCTTCGGGATTGACCTTGATGTAGTGATTGAGTGCCGCGCGACGGTCGGTGACTTCCGCCTGCCATTGCGTCCGTAGGCCGGTGGCTTCACGGTCGATCCGGTTGGCCACGGCTTGCAACTTACTGGCCTGCTTCAGTTCGGCCTCGGCAGCAAACTGGCTTTCCAGATCGTCGCTGTTCTTGAGCGCCGCCTGTGCCCTTTCCAGCTTGGCTTGGGCATCGGCGCGGGCCTGTGCTGCCGCTTCATCCTTGGCACGCTGCTTGGCGGTCCTGTAGGGCGTCAGCGCGTCCTTGATTGCCTTCACGCCTGCATCGCAGCGATCCAGCAAGGGCTTCCAGGTGGCCTGCACAGCCTTGGCCGCTTCATCATGCGGGCGCTTTTCAGCATCGCGCTGTGCGTCGGCGTCCTTGCGGGCCCTGCGCAGATCGTCCAAAAGCTGGTCGAGCGCGGCTTCCTGTTCGTCGGTGGCTACAGGACCAGCAGCGAGCGAACCGGAAGCGAGCGCAAACAGTTCCTCGATATGCAGGCCGAACGCTTCCGCAGGCGGCGGGTTGTTATGTCCGATCATGCCGCACGCAGGACGTTTACCGCACCTGCCTCCTTGGCCTTCGCCAGCGCGTGGGCGGCATCATCGCCAACACCCATGCGGCCATCGTCCAGAACGACAGACCAGCGGCCTGCCACCCGTTCAATCTTGCGGATGCCGAGTTGCGGCATCACCTCCGTTGCATTGAAAATCATCGTTTCCTCCTTCACTTCAAAATCAGATACCCAGCCCACAGCGCAGGCCCGACAAACAGCAGGCCGAGGGCGTAATGCTCCCACGTCCAGCGTTGGGGGCAGCGGGGTTCGGGCAGTTGCGCCATGTCGCCAGCGCGGCCATCAAGGCGGCGGCTGAAGTGGTCGGGGAGGCGGGTCATGCTGCGGCGCTCCCGAAGAGTTCACCCTGCCGCTGCGCCTCTTCGATCCTGCGACACGCAATCTCGAAGTATGGCTCGTGCAGTTCAATGCCCACGAAGTCGCGGCCCATAGCCACCGCCGCGCATCCGGTGCTGCCGGAACCCATGAAGGGATCAAACACGGTCCCGCGCGTCCACTCGATCATTGCCCGCATCAATTGCGTTGGTTTTTCGGTGGGGTGGAACTCGTTGCCCGTGCGAGGTGCGCGGATTACATCAGAGGGGCGTCCCTTGGGGAAGTCGTGATCGGGGCCGGGATAGAACAACGCCACCTCGGTCTGCCTGGCGTGTTCATGCTCGAGGTCGCCCATAGACCAGTTGTTCTTGACCCAAGTGACGAGTGACTTGGGTTTCGGAACCGAGAACAGGTTATCCCACCGGCAGAACAAATAAGAACTATGGCGAGGCTTCAGGCCACAAGCCCAAAGCAGCAAATCCTCGCAGTCATCATTCGCAATGCGTTCGTGCTGTTCGGTGCGGTGATTTGATTGGAACGACATTCCATAAGGCGGGTCGGAACACACGGAGTCCAGAGGACCAAGGCCCCCCGTGATATCCCGGCAATCACCGCAGGCAAGGCGGGCGCGGCCTATCGTTACCCATTCGATCACGCTGCCACACCCCCGCGAATGGGGACGATCTTGACCGCCAGCTTGGCGCGCTCGCAGTCGCTAATCTCGCGGCCTGCGGGGCTGTCGGCGTGGTGGGCCTTGCCCTTCGTTTCGAGAAAGTCCCGGCACATGCTCTCGAAGTCGTCCATGTCGATCCCGTCCGGCACCGCCACAATGGCGCGCTCCGGCGGCAGCAACAGGCTCAGCAGTTCGTCAGGGATAACCCCCACCAGCTTGCGCAGGGCCGACACAGGCATTTCCACGGTCTTGCAACCGCTGCCAGCGTAGGAACGCACGGTGTTGTAGGGGATGTCCGCGTCCAGGCTGATAGCCTTCAGGGACAGGTCGCCACGCACGGCAATGCGGAATATCCGCTCCTGCGTTGCCAAGATGTCGTTATCGTGCGCCAAGATCACATGACCTTTCGTCTGTAGTGGTCGAGGAATGAAAGGAGACAGAAACAGCAGCGGGGGCCGTCGAACCGACGCACAGGTCAGTGACGGCCCCCGGCCCACGCGCCCCGCTGAAGGGGGAGGGACGGGGCGCGGAGAGGTTATTGGCCGACAGCCCGTTCCACTTGGGCGAGCCAAATGCGGGCCGGAATTGCGACAGGCGCAGATAGGTGCGCAGGCCAATGGCGTGGGCGGCGATCATGCTGCCATCTCGAACTTGTCGAAGAAGCCATCGGGAGTGGACACGCCGCGATCCGCACACAGCTTGGCAACAGCGATGCGCCTTGCCAGCGGGATACCTCGCGTGCGCCAGTTATACAGGTGTTGCGGGGATAGGCCGAAATGCTGGGAGACAACCTTGCCGCCCAGCTTGTCGATCAGGTCACTGTCAGGATGTTTTGCATTTGCCATACCCTTTCACTACACGGTGCGTGTATGAATGGCAACCCCTCATTGTTGATTGCCTTCAACGCGCCGCTCGGTTTCTTAGGGCGCATGAATAGACTGCATGATCGGATCAGGATCAGGCTGGAAGAACTCGAAATGTCGCAGGCCGAATTGGCTCGCACGACAGGGTTCAGCACGGCTCGGATCGGCAACTACGTCCAGGGGACTCGCCCGCCGGACGTGGCCACACTTGTGCGCCTTGCCCGCGCATTGGGAACGTCAGTCGATTGGCTGGTGGGGCTTAGTGAACAGCGCCCAGCGGAGACGAAGGCGGTATTCTTTCGCCTCCTACAGTTGGATGGTATGCCGGAGGCAAGGGCGGGGGTGATTGCCGAAGCCGCGTCAACAGCTCTTCGGTTGCTGTCAACCTTTCCAGACGAGGGCGATGAGAAGACGAGAGCGCATCTGGCGGCTCAAGCTGCGTGGCATACAAAATCTGCGCCAAAGCATCACTGATTGCATCGTCAATTGTCATAACTGCCCCTCCCGTTCGTTCCCGCGGAACAAATCGTGAATCATATCCTAGCCCAACATATGGCGTGTAGGAAAGCGCTATCATTGGTTGGGTGTAAGATTTCGGTCATGAAAATAATACACAGAGTGTGTTGACATAAATAAACGCGGCGTGTAGCCCTACCTCCACAGCATCACCACGATGCAGGAGGTAAACATGGCCGTTAAGCAAATCGCCATTGAAGACGTCAAAGCGTTGGGCTGGACGTATGAGCCAATCGCCGTTCGCATCGTAACTTTCGATTGCTACGGGCGCGGTTGCAGCGACATTCGGTTTCTGGCCTCTAGTGTTATTCGCGAATACAATCGCCTTGTCCGCCACGGCTATTGTGTTGGGCTTGTTGACTGCGGTGAAAATTGGCCCGGCAACAAGACTGTTACTGAAGTTTCTGCGCAGATTTGCGCCAAGCGTGCCGAGAGGCTCGCAGCGTGACCCACCGCACCCCCACCCTGGTCGAACTCGACCACCGCGCCCCGCATGTCCCTTCCTGGGGGCGTGACATTGCCTTGGCCATTGTCGCTGTGGCGCTGTTCGTTGCCTGCATGGTGTCGGAATGAGCGACGATTGGCAGGCTGGCGATCTGGCGCTTTGTGTGCGGGGTGGGCGAATTGTTTGCCCCAGCCATCCGCGGCGCGGGATACACACCGGTAAAAATGCGCCGCCCGTTGGCGCAGTCAAGACGATTGCCTACGTGGGCAATACGGTATTCCCATCGGGGGTAGTTTGCCGCTGTGGGCAGCTTTCGTTCTCCGATGGCACTTATTCAGTTGCCACCCGCTTCTGCAAAATCCGCCCCCACACGCCTGACGCAGAGGACGCGGAAACCATCCGCCTGCTGAACAGCGCCCCCGTCAAGGAGCCTGTAGCATGACCCCGATCAGCCCGGAACTGCGTGCCTTCCTTGCGGACTGGCAGACGAACATCGAGGCCCTGCGCAACGTTGGCGAGGATTACCTGATCCTGTCTGTTGGCGTTCGCGGTCCCAACATTGACTGCGACGAAGGCAACGCGGTGGCGACTGTCCGCATGGGCAATGACGAGGCCACCAGCGAAGCGCTGCACTTGATTGACGCAGTCGGTCTGGCGCGCGGCAAAATCCTGCGGGAGCGCAAGGCACGCGAAGAGCAGCGCGCCAAGGACAAGGCAGACGCCAAGCTGGCAGAAGGCGGTGAGGCATGAAGCACTCCCCCATCAACCCGCTATCCCTGACAAGCTGGGCCGAACGCTGGGATGCCTGCAAGGGCACCCGCTGGGAAACCGAATGCCTTGAGGGCTTCGTGGAGCATGGCACGGGCGAACTGGCAGAACACGCCAGCTTCGCGCTGATACCCGAATGCTACGATGAAGCCGTGTCCTACATGGAGGATCTGTTCCGCCAGTGGGATTGCGACGAGGCGTTCAAGGACGCTGCCTACGGTTACGAGGTCCGCACTGGTCGGCCTGTGCCGGATGCGTTCGATCTCGCTGCCTATACCGCCACGCTTGATCGCGGCTTCGGCGGGGCTGTCACGCAATTCAACCGGATGGAGGGGATGTGATGGAACAGGTTGCCAACCTTTTCGGTGACGCCTCACCGCTGCACCAGTCGCAGTTACCACCTGCCGCGAACAAGTTCCATGTCGGCAACGGCTCAGATGGCAAGCACTACTGGCTGACCCCGCCAGAATTGTATGCCGAGTTGGATGCAGAGTTCGGCTTCGACTTCGATCCTTGCCCCTATCCGCTACCCGATGGCTTCGACGGCCTGACCTGCGAATGGGGCAAGCGTAGTTACGTCAACCCGCCGTTTGGCTCGATCATGCATCAGGGGCCGGGCGACAGGAAGCCGGTGAAGAAGGGCCCCACCGCTTGGGTACGCAAAGCCATCGTGGAGTGGCGCAAGGGCAAGACCGTCGTTCTCGTCTACCCGGTCGATAAGTGGCTGCTGATGCTGATGGATGCCATCCTTGGTCCGGATGCCGAGGTGCGCAATCTCGGCGACGTGAAGTGGGTCGCCACTGAGGACGGAACCGCTGGCAAGGGCACCGGGCGGCATATCGCCTGCTTCATTCTGCGAGGCAAATCATGACCCCGATCAGCCCGGAACTGCGTGCCTTCCTTGCGGACTGGCTGGCATGGGTCGAACGCGGTGCGCCGGAGGGTAAACCGTATTGGCGCCGCTACGGTCTGTGCACCGGCCTACGAGAAAATGCTCCATATAGCCTCGCGCGTGAGATGGGGGACCATTTGGCGCGGGACTTAGGAAACCGCTATTTTCCCTTTGGGAACGACGAATACTTGGCGGCAAAGTCGGAGGCCACCCAACACCTCGACCCCAACCGCCTCGCATGGGTCCGCGCCAAGCTGGCAGAAGGCGGTGAACTGTGAACGCGGCCAATCATCGCTTCACCGAACCGCGCGCACACTTCACCCGCGCTGAACTGGAAGCCATCGTTGCCGATCAGGACGCACGGCTAGACCGCATTGCCGAACGGCAACGCACTGGCCAGCACATTGGCGGATCGGCTGAAGCCACGGCCCGCAACATCTGGTCACTGGCAATTGACGCCCTGGTCGAAATGGATGGCGAGGAACCCGAAACGGTCGATCCGCAATCTGAACTGGCCGACGCGATGGAGGCAACGTGCGCCTCGGTGTGGTGGCCTGTGCACAAGATGCAGATCGCCGTGAGCACCGCCACGCTGGTCGATGGCTTCGGCGGGGCTGTCACGCAATTCAACCGGATGGAGGGGATGTGATGGCGGACCAGTGGGACGAAACATTGCGTGGCCCTCGCATGTCAGAGGCGACCGGCAAAGTCATTTTCAAATACCAGATGCCGGTGCTGGAACGGTTCACAATGGACCTCCCGCAAGGGGCCGAAATTATCCGTATGGAGGATCAGGACGGCATGTTCTGGCTATGGGCGGTAGTCGATACTGAACTGCCAAACGAGGCGCGCAATTTCGCCGCGTTCAAGACCGGGGCGGCAATACCCCGCGATTTGAACCTCACATATGTGGGCTTCTGCGCCGTCTATGTGCAGATGGAGTTGGGCCTCTACATTTTCGAGGTGTTGCCATGAACTATGGCGAAGCCCCCGATGTAGTTGGCGAGTTCGTCACGCCAGAATGTGAACTGATGTTCGTCCTCTACATGCCCGTTCGGCTTGCGGAGCAGGAGCAAGTCCGCATCCCGCCACACCTTCAATCATATGGGCCGTTGGTGGATATGGCGCTGGCCTACGAAGGTGCCGCTGGCGATGGCCGCTACGTCTATCTCACTGTCAAACGACTGTTTGTGCAGCCGGGGTGCGTAGGCGGACGGTTGGGCTGGCACACTGACGGCTTCGGAACCAGCGACGTGAACTACATTTGGGCCGATGCTGACCCGACCGAGTTCTGCATCCAGCCTTTCGATCTGTCAGACGATCACGAAGTTTCGATGCGGCAAATGGTAGAGCAAGCGCGCCCCGAGAATATCAGGACGTATGGCGTTTGCGATGTGCTGCGGCTCGATGCCCGACACGTCCACCGCTGCCCTGTGAACCCGGCGGAAGGCTATCGGACTTTCGCCCGCGTGTCGTTCTCCGACGATCAATACAACATGATCGGCAATGCCCGCAATTACGGGCTGGATTACAATTGGATCATGCATCCGCGCGGGGCTGGCAGGAATGATGTCGCAGCCCGCACCCCCACCAGCCCCACCGCTGGTCAGGCTCGTTTCAACCGTGATCGGAGAGTGTGAGATGACGACCTATAATTTTCGGGAAGTCCGGCGAACCGTAGATCGCACGTTGTCGTGTGGGTCGTGCGGCAAGGCGGTGAAGCGCACCTTCACTGGCACCGCCACCTATAACCCGTTCAATGACGGCAACCCGCCGGAGCAGGCGCTGGAACACGCCAAGGCCGAGGCGGAGCGAGCCGAACAAAAGGGCGTGACCTGCAAGTGGTGCGATGATGCCCCATATCGGGAGGCGTTGCTCGCGCTGGCAGACACGGGGTCTATTCCCGACACACTGGCACGCGCCGAAGATATCCTTGTCGAGCGCGGCAATATCACGCGGGTTTATGACGAAAGTCCGTGCCCCTGCTGCAAGCGCCCACGTTGGGACGTAACCGGGCACAAGATCACCGACAAGGGCCACCGCGTCATTGCCAAAGCCCGCGCAGCCATCACCGCTGCGACTGGGGGTGAGGCGTGAACACTTACACCTGCGGCACCTGCGCGGCCACCTTCACCACGAAGGGCGATAAGCGCCGCCACAAGGAAACCTGCCGCGCCGCTACCGATAATGAGCGGTTGCCAGCGGAATACGCGCACAGCTTCAAGATCAAGCTGACCCCTGCCGAGAAAGCAGAGGCCGACCGTCAGTGGATCGAACTGGAAGCAACCGGCGGCGATCCCGCCGCGATTATGACTTGGGTCCGCAACGGCATCCGGCAGGATGATGCGCGCCGCACCCTGGTGCAGCCATGAGCAAGGAACCCGAGATGAGCGACGAACTGACGAAGCTGGACAACATCAAGGCTGTCCTGACCACTGCCGACCGAATGCTGTGGGACATGAACTACACGACTGCCGAGCCTGCCGTTATCGCAGTTGAGCAGGCCATCGCCGCCCTTGACGCGCTGCTCCTGACGCCGCCGGTTGATCCAGTTGTGGCGCTGTTCCGAGAGGCGTTCGCAGGCAGCGAGGTCAACAATCTTGGCGGCTACTGGTCGGTCGAACGGAGGTTCCGCGAACTGGTTTCTGAACGCTCCCTCGAACTTCGCACAGTTGCGGACGGGGGTGGGGCGTGAGCGGGGTGGAACCTACCTGCATTGAATGTGGCAGCACGGCTGCGCTGGTCACTGGTGAGCGCATCTACCCGCACCGTCGCGATCTTTACGACCGGCATTTCTACCTGTGCCAGTGCGGGGCCTACTGCGGCACCCACAAGGGAACCACGGACCCGCTCGGCTATCCCTGCGGACCTGAGACGCGCAAGGCCCGGTCCGCCGCCCACGCGGCATTTGATCCGCTCTGGCGCGGGAATGGTGCCCCGATGCGCCGGGCTGGCGCGTATGGTTGGCTTGCACGGCGCTTAGGGATCGAACGGGAAGCCTGCCACATCGGCATGATGGACGAAGTCACGGCGCTGCAAGCGGCGGCAGTTTCGACCGCAAAGCTGGCAGGCGACCCCCAATGACCCGCGACCTCCCCATCCTAACGCTGCTCGCCCTTGCTGTGGCGACGATCACCCAGCCCGCATGGGCGGCTATTCTGGAGATTTTGTGATGGCAATTCGCATACGCAAATCAGGCGGGATGACCATCGCGCTGTGCGCTGCCGAAACGGACGCGACTGAGGGTGACATCTATCTGGACGACGCAGCCCACGGCGCATTGTCAGCCAAGTTCGAAGAGGACTTCATCAGCATGGGCTTCATGCCAGAAGCAACTCGTCAGCGCGACGAATGGGCCGAAATGGAAAAGCACAAACTGCGGGATGCGCGCGAGGAATTGGACAAATGGCTGGCAAAGCAGCCCACCCAGAAGGAACCGTTGGCATGACCGAACCGAGCAAGGAAGCGCGGGAGGCATACTTGCTTGCCCGAACGATGTGGCACGATGTCCCCGCAGCCACCGCGATCATCCAGTCCTACGGCGAAGCTGTGTCGGCTGAGAAGGTTCGGCGGATTGCTGAACTGGAGGCAGTGTTGGCGCACATCGCCGAATACTGGAACCGGGACCGCAACGATAGCGCAATGTTCGATGCCTGCTGGTTTGCGATCAACGAGGCCGAGCAAGCGCTTGAAGGCGGCGACCACCTCACCCGCGCTGCACACAACCCCGCAGAACAAGGAGATTAGACGTGAAAATTGAAATCGACCTCGAAAACATCTTCCGTGACGAAGACGGCAACCCGGAGGAAGGGCTTGAAGAAAGCATCCGCCGCCAAGTGGTGAGCCGCCTGTCGGAAGACTACCGCAAGCGCCTGTTTGACCGCTTTGACATCGAACTCGGCAAGATCATGTCGGCGCAGATCGAAACAGTCATGGCCGAACGGATGCCGCGCTTCGTGGATGAAATCCTTGACGCCGAATATGTCCCGGTTTCGTCCTACGGCCAGCGCGGCACGCCTACCAACTTCCGCAAGGAAATTGTCGAGAGCATCGCCAAGAACCTGAAATACGAGCCGAAGAACTATTCATCGGACGAAAACGCATTCACCCGCGCGGTCAAGTCGGTGGTGGATGCCAAAACGAAGACGATTAAGGACGAACTTACCGCGCAGATCGACACCAAGTTCAAGCAAGACGCCATCGCGTTTGCAGTGCAGCAACTGAGCGACCGGCTTGGGTTGGTCAAGAAATGACCCCAACCGCCCAGCACTGCGGCAAGGTTCCGTATCGCACCAGCCCGCAATCAGGAGACACGCAATGCTGACACCCATCGAACTGCCGGATGATGGCCTTCGCGTCACCCGCACCGGACAGGTCAACGGCTTCCCGCTGGTCTGCCTGCACAACCCCGCGCTGATTGCCGAAGTGGTGGCCGTGAAGGCGCACCGCAGGACGATCAGGGACGCCAACGTAAGGATGTTTTCGTGATGACCAAGCATGAATTGAAATGCACGCTAGGTAGCCCCCGCCGTCTGGACGAGTGCCCCATCGGGCTGTTCATGTGCATGGGCGAACTGTGCTTGAAGACCGAATATCGCGAGCCGAATGGAGCAGTCAGCGCCTTCATTGTGGGAAGCGGTGAGTTCTTTTGGGGGCCTTCGCCGCAGTCGGTTGCATCACAGAATGCCGAAACCGTAACCCCCTTGTCGTTGGATGAGGATGAGCCGTCTGGATCGGAGGCCGACCCACTCGACACGCTGGTCGAACTTCTCGCACCAGTCCTTACGCAGTCGAAGGGCATGGCAGCACGCGAGCGGGAGGATAGGTTCCGCCGCGCAATGACTGATCTCTGCAACCCATGACCAGCCCGCAATCCGCATGGCCGCTTCGTGGGCCGGATGGCCTGACCTTTGCGGAACGGTCCAATGTCGCCAGGAACAAGGAAGGGAATTGAGGATGGATAACAATGATGGGCGCTCCCTTGCGGGACGGGCTTTCGTGAACGGGGCCGATACCGTCCCCGCCGTTCCGGCTTCAATCCCTCGCGCGGGGCCGACGCACAGCAGAATTCTTGCCGCTATCTATGCGGTGATGATGGGCGATTATCCGTCGGCGCGCGGGTTCGGCAGTGAATATGCGACCGCGCACGAGCTTGGGCTTCTGACCGAAGAAACGCAGATGCGCCCATGTAAGACGTGCGGCACACCGAGACCGGACTTCTCATTCCCCCGCGTCACGCTTGCTGGGCAAGCATACATGGCCGTCGCGCAAGCGATGGAAGCCCGTCAGGGCGGAGACGAAGGCTCGGTTCACGACAGCGCGGTTCATGCGCCCGAAACTAACCACGCAGGAGCGGAACATGGCTGAGTTGATCGAGGCGACACAAGCGGATCGTGACGGCGCAGTTGCGTATTGGATCGGCCTGGTTGCCTATGGACACCTAAAGAAAATCCGTGACGGGCAAGATGATGGACATTGGAAGGTTCAGGAGCTCGCCCGCAAACGCCTTGCAACCGAACAATCCCAGGCCACCACCCTCGCCACCATGCAGGCACGGGAGGCCGAACTGGTGGGGGCGCTGGAATACTGCCGCGAGCAGGCGACCGAAGGTAAGGGCGCGTTCGTGTCGAAGATCGTTCGCCGTTGCGCCACAGCAATCAGGAGCGCGTCCGATGAACGAGGCTGAGCGGGTGGCCGCGGGGCTGACGAAGGCGCAGGTGCGAACGGTGCAGCACGGCTTTCAGCACGCGAACTGGCCGACAATCAAGGCGCTCGAAGGCAAGGGGTTGGTGTGCATCAGAGTGTGCTTTCCTGATGGGAATGGCCTCTCGCTCACACCCCTCGGCCAATCCGTCGCCACCATTCTGAAGGAGCAAGAGCGTGAAGGATGAAGCGCCAGTCACTGACTGTGGCGACGAGGGCTGCGGTGAATGCGAAGTCTGTGAGCGCATGAACTTCCTCGAATGGGTTGGGCAGGTTGCAGGCGGCATTCCTCAAAGCATCGAACGGAATAACCGCGTAGATCGCTACATCGCGGCCACCTATCCATTCCCTCCTGTTCGCGAAGGAACTTCCCATGAGTGATGCGGCTGCAACGCAGGCGTGGCTATACGAGCATCACGAGTTCGGCAGCGCTGTCTATCTGACACGATGGGACAGCGAAATAGGCGGCACGAGTGACGATTTCATCGGGTGGACCGAAACCGCACTCACCCGCGCCAAGCTGGCCCCCGCCGATGAATTGCACGAGACCCAAGGCGACATGATCTGCCAGGAGTGCGGCTGCAAAAACCCGGTCTGGTTCGCGGACAACGCGCTGTGGAACCTCGTCATGGGTGGGCCTGATGCGAAGGGCGACCCCGGCGGCATTCTCTGCGCGAACTGTTTCATCGACAAGTCCGG